CACAGATAACACACTTGATGATCAAGCTGTGGCACTTGTAAAGAAGAATTTATTACCTAAATAATGACTAAAGCTAGAGCAACTGAGGCTCAGTTCAATGAGCTGCACAGTTTAATTACTAAAGAGTTTTTAGAGAGAATTAAAGCTGGTGAAGCCACTACTGCAGACCTTAAAGCGGCAGCTGATTGGCTGTATAAGAATGATATCACAGGTATAGCGTTGGATGGATCTCCTCTTGGTGCCCTAGCTGACCTCATGCCAAAGGTTGATTTTGATGCAGTACAACGAGCAGTAACACGCTAATGGCCCCTAAGAAACTCCCGCTTTCTAAACTCAAGAAGAGTGCCCGTAACTACCGTAAGAATCCTTTGTCTCGGAAAAAAAAGAACGCAGCACAAAGGCAACGAAATAAGCTCAAGATCAATAAAAAATACCGTGCTGAACTGAATAGAGCTAGGCGTAAAGCTAAAGCTTACGGGAAAGGCGGTAAAGATTTCTCACATACTAAATCAGGAAAATTAGTTAGAGAAAACGCATCTAAAAACCGAGCAAGAAATCGTGGTAAAAAATGACACCAGTTCTTCCTAACGCAAACCATTACACATACAATTTACTAGCTATGACTTCATCTGAGGCAAACCGACTCTGGAGAAAAGCTATCAAAGAGGCAAACAATTATGAATGTATTTATTGTGGAAAATTCCATAACGAGAATGATCTTACCATTGATCATGTACAGCCCAGATGTATGGGAGGTTGTTCCCATACTAGGAACTGTGTTCCCGCTTGTGTATCGTGTAATCAAAGCAAAGGAAGTCAAAACTGGCTAACATGGTTCAGGGATAACTTCCCACCAAACCAACTTAGAGAGTCACTGATCCTTAATTGGATACAATGACCCTGTAAGGTACCTACAAGCCCCTGCAAGGGGGCTTAAACCTATTTTATATACAAACTATGGGATGGAAAAAAGAAAAGCCTGTACCCCCTCTTCCACCAGTACCCACAAACATGGGTTACAATGTAGACTATGAGGAGTTAGACAAGTTTCTAATAGATAAAGAAAAGTTCAGTCCAGATGCTTATCAAGTAAAGTCAACAAAAAAAGACGGTACTACTCATTTAGGTCAATGGACTATTGGGTATGGTAATGAGTTTTATGAAGATGGCTCAAGGGTTAGAAAAGGAGACACAATTAATGAAGCTAAGGCACATAAATTAATGAGGTTTGCTGTTAATCAAGGAATAGAGCAGTTAGAAAAAGAACCTACTTACCAGAAGATGAATATAAACCAGAAAACTGGAATGGCATCTTTTGCTTATAACCTTGGTCCTTATTTTATGGAATCCGTTGATTATCCTAATCTACAGAAAGCTGTGAGGAGTGGTGATGTAAATGATATACATAGAATGATGCGTAAATTCGTTTACTCAGATGGTCAGTACATGGAAGGTCTTAGGATCAGACGTGAGGATGAAATAAATCTAATGAATACGCCACTTAGTTCTGACGATAGTAGGTATGATTAATGCCTAGAAAGAAAAAAGAAGAGCCTTTAGCGGTGCAGCTGCAAAAAGATTTCCGTCTATTCCTAACGGGTATATGGACACACTTAGCTCTACCTGCACCTACTAGAGCACAACTCTGTATAGCAGAATATTTACAACATGGACCCAAGAGACTCCAAATTCAAGCTTTTCGAGGTGTTGGTAAATCTTGGATTACTGCAGCTTTTGTTCTTTGGACGTTATATAACGATACAAATAAGAAGATCATGGTTGTATCGGCTTCTAAGGATAGAGCAGATTCATTCTCAATCTTCTGCCAAAGATTAATCCTGGAAGTTCCCTGGATGTCACACCTCAAACCTAAGAATGATGACCAGAGATGGTCCAGAGTTAGCTTTGATGTGGGTCCAGCTGCACCTCACCAAGCACCTAGCGTTAAATCAGTTGGTATTACAGGACAATTAACTGGATCTCGTGCCGATTTAATGGTATTAGACGATGTAGAGGTGCCTAATAACAGTATGACCGAACTACAACGTGAAAAACTTCTTCAACTTGTTACTGAGTGCGAGTCTATTCTTACTCCTAAACCTGATTCTCGTATCATGTTCCTTGGAACTCCTCAGACTACTTTCACCGTCTATAACAAACTCAGGGAACGAGCTTATAAACCTTTTGTATGGCCAGCTAGATACCCTCGAAAGGTGGCTATGTATGATGGTTTACTCGCACCACAACTAGAACAAGACTTAGAAAATGAAAAAGATCTCACTTGGCATCCAACGGATACAAGATTTAAGGAGAACGATCTGCTGGAACGTGAATCTGCTATGGGTCGTAGCAACTTTATGTTACAGTTTATGTTGGACACTTCTCTCTCTGATGCAGAAAAGTTTCCTCTTAAATTTGCCGATCTCATCATTAATCCAGTCAACCCCGAAACAGCCCCAGAAAACATTATCTGGTGCTCAAGTAAAGACAACATAGTTAAAGACTTACCTTGTGTAGGACTTCCTGGTGATTATTATTACAGCCCTATGCAGGTTCAAGGAGAATGGCAACCATATAGTGAAACTATCTGCAGCGTAGACCCCTCTGGAAGGGGGTCAGATGAGACTGTAGCGTGTTATATCTCCCAGTTGAATGGGATAATGTATTTACATGAAATCTACGCCTCTACAGACGGTTATTCAGACAGTACTTTATTAGCCATACTTGCTAGATGTAATAAATATAAAGCATCAACCTTATTAATAGAATCTAACTTTGGTGATGGCATGATATCCGAGTTATTTAGAAAACATGCCATTAACAAACACGTACCAATTAACATAGAGGAGACAAGAGCTAATGTCAGGAAAGAAGATCGTATTATTGACAGCCTCGAGCCTGTTTTTAATCAGCACAGGTTGGTTATTGATCCCAGAGTTATTAAATGGGATTATGATTCGGGGTCTGAAAGACCAACTGAAACTAGATTCCAATATATGCTTGGATACCAAATCTCAAGAATGTGCAGGGAAAAAGGGGCCGTTAAGCACGACGACAGGATCGATGCCCTTGCCCAAGGTGTCAAATGGTTTACTGATGCCCTCTCCATCTCAGCTGATTCCGTAAAACTAGATAGACAAAAACAAGAGTGGCAAGACCACCTTCAAGCTTGGATGGATGACCCTCAATCTGAAGCTAATTACCTAGCAATGGGGATGGATTTTAAACAAAGACAACAAGCTAGAGGCACAGCTAAAAACGGTGTCCCTACCTGGGTTTAGTCTAACCACCCCCTAATACACGGAGAAGTGGTGCTCTTCGTGTGTGGAAACAGCGGTCAAAGGGAAGGAGGATAAGACACAATCTTTACTTCTTCCCCCCTAACTATCATGTTTGCGAAGCCATGATCCGTAAATTATTATTACTCTTACTACTATTAAGGATAATAGGTCCAGTAGGAGGTATTACATACCTATACATAAAGAACAATGTTAATGAGAGAGAAAATCCTCAAAGCCTTAATATCCCACGCTCAAGGGGATTTACAGAAGCATCTAGCTAATGTAGAAGTTATTATGAATAACCCCGTAGGGGTAGCTGATCATCCCAGTATTATTGATTCTATTGAAGCTGAACTGCATATGGCAGCTAAGTATGAAGAGCAGCTTAACCTGATTAATAAGTATCTTAAGGGGGCTTAGTGAAACATATAGATTATATCTATTTAAAAGAGAATGGAATCCCTCATGAGTTATGTGATGATGTACTTAATGAGTATGAATCAACAGATGAATGGAAGATTGCGACTGTTGCTTCTAATGCTGTGAGAGATTTAAGAAACTGTGATACTATATCCATAAGTCAGGATGAAGTTAAAACAAATGATATAAGAATAGATTTAGATGATAGAATTTATGATGCTGTTTGGGATTGTGTAGTAGAGTATTTAAGGATACATACGACTTCTATATGTAATATTACAAGAGACTCTGGTTATGAGCTGACACGATACAAAGAAACTGGTTTTTATGGACAACACGTTGATGCGTCTGGTAGAAGACCTAGAGAGTTAAGCTGCTCTATGATATTGAATGATGATTATGAAGGAGGTCAGTTTGCCTTCTTTGATCGACAAGTGACGCTTAATTTGCAAAAAGGGGATTTGATTATATTCCCTTCTAATTTCATGTACCCTCATGAGGTCTTACCAGTGACTTCGGGTACTCGTTACGCTCTTGTCACTTGGATATGCTAGGTGTCTTAAATTTTGACATAATTTTCCGTAACCATATAATCGGTCCCTCATTTTTCCCATCCCCCCAGCCCCCCTTTCGATTCTCTAGGTATTTTTACTTATATTGACAAGCTCAGTATTATACCTTTTTTATGATTTGGTGTCAATAAGTATTTTTACTCATTTTTACAGGGCAGTTAAAACATCATCTCCCGAGTTTGCTGAGTATTTATACCTAACGACAACCCGTGAGGTGCCGATAGGTATTTATACGGAGCATTGCGGGGTAGACGTAGGTATTTATACGGAGCGATACGGGGTAGACGTAAGTATAATTACCCAGGGAGAGGCCATCTGTAATTAGTATATCTATATATAACCAAAACCCCTTTTTACGTTGAGTATTTTTACTCATTCACAGATGGTCCGATTCAATGTAGGTTTAAAAAGTACAAATGAAATTTAATTTATGGTTCAAATGAAATGTTTTGGTTTACTGACAATTATTGACACTCGATTTGATTTGAGGCAATAATAAAAACAGTTAAGCGAGGCTTTCAACCAACAACTAAAAACAAGTACTCAGGACCTACCCTTAGAAGGTAGGAGCAGCACCAACTAGCAGTGTGCGTTACCATAAAAGCGACCCAAGGGCCACTCGAAAGGTGGAACTGCGACAGCTTCAATGGGATGAGTATGAATACTCAGGTCGGTGGGTAGTGAACATGGGTGGTGTGCAAAGACCTCAGCACTAAGTACGCATACAAAGGCGTACAATTAATTAATGAGTAAATATACTTATCAATCAAATCATCAACCGACCTTGGCGATGTGTAAGTATAAATACTCAAGTGAACTATCAATAACCATAGTTCATGTGTACTATGAGGGCCAACTCTCCTCTGACTTGGGAACAAGTGAAGATGTGTACACGTGGACTATTTCATGGAGTGGCTAGGCTTTCATTCAGGTGTAATTCCTGAACACTCCACACACACAACATATAGGTGACACTTTCCACTAACTCATGAGCTACTCTCAACTAAGTGAGAACGCTCGGCACATTGTCGCTAAGTTCGCTCTTGCTACATCGTTAGAGGTAGCTCAAGGGTGTGCTTGGTACTCAGTAGCCTATGATACAGCCATCAACATGGCTGAGAAGTATGGCCTGAGTGCTGATACATGTGCTGGTGTTATCGCTGCCCTCTCACCTAATAACAGGTGGGAACGTAACATCATAGACGCTGAGAACATCATCAAGGCATGGAGACATGGCGATGACGATGACGTGCTAGCTGTCAAATGCTGCACGTACCATAAGATGAAAGAGAAAGCACTCAAGATTCTTAACTCAGCTAAGCCTATTGATGAAATACTCAATGGTCCTAAGATCGTTGAGTTCTACCATTGCATCACATCACATGACAATGATGTGTGTATTGATGGCCATGCCTACAGTGTATGGTTTGGGATACGCTTAACCATGAAGCAGGTGCCAAACATAGGCATCAAGCTTAGGGCTAAGATCAAGCAGGACTACCGAGACGCTACCTCATTCATCAATGAGGAACTAGGCGAGAAGTATAAAGCTAGTGATATCCAAGCTATCACATGGGTTACACACAAGAGGATCTACAATGTTTGAACAACTGACCTTCATGCCTGCCTTAAATGGTAGCGTCATGACCAACAAGGCTGCTCTCCATGATCCAGCCGTACTAGCCTTTCTCACTGATCTACATGACAGAAACTACAAGGACATCAGACACCCATCAGGACACTGGAACATCACCGACTATGACTAACTCACAACCTATGCCTGAAGATGTATGGCAAGCCATTCTAAGACTAGAGGCTAAGCGTTTACGTCAGGGAATCATTGAAAAGCCTGGGGTACCAGTGGATCTCATTGATGACGATGATGATTACGATGATGAACCATCTGATCAGGATATGATGAGTGCCTTCGGTACTAAATGGCACGATGCCTTATGAGTACTATGAAGGTACTGGTAGCATGTGAGAGCAGCGGCACAGTGCGTGATGCTTTCATTAAGCAAGGCATTGATGCCGTTAGCTGTGACATGCTACCTAGTATGACAGCGGGGCCACACATTCAAGGTGATGTGCTTGGCCTGTTAGATATGGGATGGACTCATCTCATTGCTCATCCACCTTGCACCCACATTGCGGTTAGTGGAGCTAGACACTTCGCTGCTAAGATCGCAGAT